CAAAATGCAAGTGGTAATAGTACCAACGGTCAAAATATTACGGTAACGGCGGTTGTAAGTGAAACGGATATGACATACACTCAGGAACGTGTTAACGCTATGAAATCAAGCGCTTCGTTATGACATCAAAGGCAAAGTTCAATAGTCAATTAGGGGCGTGTACACGTACGCTAAACGCTGAGATAAAGAAAACCATTATCGACGTTAAAGCGGTCGATACGGGGTTGATGAAAAACACTACAAAGGTTAAAGTTGACTTTAATTTCAGTACTGAAACATTTACCATAAAAGGTATTAAAACAACTTTTTATTTTAAATTTGTAGACTTGGGAACGATTTATATCAAACCTAGAAACATAACGCAAAAGACGTTGGCAAAAGATAACGTAAAGAAAGCGTTTGACAAGCTTTATAGCGTTTGGATAGATTACCAAATAGATAGAGAGTTTGAAGTATTTAAAACTGTATAAATGGCATTTAGAACACCCCGAGATATTGACCGACGTTACACCCGTAAATTCAAAGAGATAATCTTAAACGCTCCTTTGATTGACACTAGGGCGCTTTATAAATCCATTGACGTAACAGCCGAAATAGATTATTCATTCGGTACGTTTATGTCTAGTCAATATACATTCACGGTTAAGATTTACGCAGAGCCTTATTTGTGCTACCACATTATCCCTATGCAACTATTAAGTTGGTTTAAGAATTCAAGGTCTTTTGACAATACGACACAACGTTATAGGCAGTATTTTAGAGCCTACCTACAAAACGAATATCCACTAATAAACTTTGATAATATTACTTTTGAACTAGCAAATATTATAATCGTAAACCAACCTGAGGGCGGTGGGCTTTACAATTTCTTTTTAGAGGGTTAACCTTTAAGTTTTAATTCAGACTCCATAGAAAGCCAGTTTAGCACTAATATATGACCTAAGCTGATAACGTCTTTTACTTTGGTAACGTCACCATTACAAAGACCATATATTAATCTTTGCCAACCCCATTTAGTATTAGTTTGTTCGGGTTTTGTACGTTGTATTTCTTCGGGTTCTTCTTCGTCCGGTTCGGGATCATCGTCTTCAAGAAGCCCTTTATACTTTTCTAGTATTTCGGCTCTATACTCTACAAATGATTGAACAGTTGAATAGTGTTTTGTTATTGGTTCTTCGCGTATCTTTTCACATTCAAAGGTAAGCGATTCGTAACCTTTAATAGTTGCGCAAATTTTATCAATATTCTCAATAGGTGCTTTGTCGGTGCAATAGGTATTAAGGTCAATAAATGCTCCGAATGATAAGTGCCTAAATGATTGTTTAGTTTTGTTTGTAGGTAATGAATCGAGCCAACGGAACTCCTTAAGAATCCCGTTTAACTCACTTTCATCAGTATCAAAATAATCTTTTCCCGTGACAATGGCAATTCGTTCTAAATGAAATTCCGTGGGCGATAGTTCCTGGGAATCTAGTTCAATGATTTCTAGAAATTGACCAACTGTAACGGCGTTCCAACTATTTTGCATCTTCTAAACTTTTCAATGTACGTTTAGCAACTAAGGTAATGTAAGGAATAGCAAAGTCAGCGTTTACATTTTCCTCAAATAATTTAGCTTTTAGGTTTAAATGCGATTGTTCATAGTGTTCATTTACGCTTAAATCCTCACGCTTAAAAATAATTGATAAAATGTAACTAGGAAAGTTATCAATACCACGTTTGGCGCATTTTTCAATCTCGATTAAGTCCTTAGTTTTAAACTTAAATTCATCACCACTATAAGCGACATAATTGTAACCTTTAATCTCAATGCTTTTCACTGGTAATTCATTACTAATTTCCATTGCATTAAATGACTTTATCAATTCAATAAATGAATCGTTTTCCATGTCGTAAATAATTGGCTCAGGAAGTCCAAGCGTTTTAAAAACCTCACAATATTGCTCTAATTTACCAAGCGTTTGGCTGTTTAGAATAGTGTAGATTTTGTTAAATTCTTTGAGCGTTATTTCATTCGCTTCGTTCCTTAATTCAAAAGTTTCATTCTCTAATTTTACCTTAATCATAATTTCTCTTTTAGGACAAAGATAAGAAATTACCTATTATCGACATGCAATTACCAGTTTATAATATTTCAATCGATGAATGCGACGCAGAAAATGGCGAGTATTTAGGCGTTTTGGAAATTGCAAACACGGCAAACCCCGCGATAATGATTAAAGGCATTGCGTTAAGCGAAGTCAAACAAATGATTTTCAAAGACGATTTACTTTATCGTATTGCAAGCCCTGTTTTAATACCATCAAAGATTTACAGGCGAGATGCTGAAACGGGCGAAGAGTATTACGTCAATGTAACTAGCGAAGTAGTTGAAAAAATGTTTATGAAGTTTCAAAAAGATAGAAGCGGTCAAGACATTTTTAACGATGAACACGACGAAGCCAAACGAGTACCTAGTTACATCTTAGAAACGTGGTTAGTTGAAACACCTAAAACCGATAAATCATTTATTACATACGGTATTGAATGCCCTGAGAAAACATGGTTTGCAGTGCAACAGTTTACAGATAAACAAGCATATTTTGAATGCGTTGAAAGTGGTAAGATTGGATTTTCTATTCACGGAGAAAGTGCGTTAAAATTCACAAAACAAGAAATTATTAAACAAATAAATATGAGCAAAAAGAGAAAGTTTGTCGCTCAATTCACGGAAGCAGTCGGAACGGATAGTGGTGAAGTAATCGTAACAGCAGACGTACTGGAAGTAGGTGCAGACGTTGCTGTATTAGATACTGAATTTACACCAATCGAAAACTTTAGCGGAGAAATTACCATTGAAGATACACCCGTAGTAATTACAGATAATGTAATCACGTCAATGGGTGCTGAGGAAATGGAAATGAAAACCGAAGAGGTTGTTGTTGAAGAGGTTGAAATGGCAAAAGAAGAGGAAGTTGTTGTTGAAACTGAAATGGCAGTTGAAGATGTTGCCGTTGAAGCGTACACCAAAGCAGAAATGGACGCGAAGTTCGACGAAATCTATGCAATGATTGCAGAATTAAAAACAGGAACTGCTACAGAAATGGCAGTTGAAGAGGTAGAAATGGCGGAGGCGCCAAAGTCAGGCATTGAGTTGAAAATGTCGAAAGTAGAAAAATTATCAAACTTTATAAACAAGAAATAAAATGAGCAGAAAAGTACAATTTTCAATGGAGGTTACAAATAACGCTCTATTGCAAGTAAATCCTAAAGAGTTTTACACAAAAGCATTGCTTGAGAATCGTTCAAGCGCAGAATTCCGTCAATTGTTGGGAATTAAAGAATCAACAAAAATCGCAGCATTAGACTTTGGTACTTTATTGACTGAAGCGGATTGTGATTTCGTAGTTAATAACTCTACATTGTCAGCTAAAACGATGGACGTTTGCAAAATCGCTTTGAATACTGAGGTTTGTCAATTCGAGGTTGAGCAGTCTTTCTTAGCTGATTGGATGCGTCAAGGTTCTAACGGTGATTTTATGCCTGCTGAATTCGCTACACATTTTTATGCTGAATTAGGTCGTTCAGTTTCTAATCAATTGGAGTACCTTACATGGCAAGGTGACACAGAGGGTGAAACTGATACTTACTTAGACCTTTGCGACGGTTTGGAAAAACAATTAGGAGGTGCTGATATTCCAGTAGCACAAAGAATCGCAGGAACGGCTATTACATCAACAAACGTAATCGCTCAAATGACTTTGGTATACAACCAAATCCCAAGAGCTTTGAGAAACCGTAAAGCAGACGTTAAATGGTTTGTCGCTTCAAACGTTGCGGATGCTTACAGATTAGCAGTTGCTGTTCAATCAGCTGAGGCGTATACAACAAAAGATGCTCCTTTGAATTTCTTAGGTTACACTTTGTCTATTGGTGAGGGTATGTCTGACAACGCAATGACTTTGTCTTTGCAGTCTAACTACATTTTCCTTGCTGACTTGATTAGTGATCCAACAGATATCACTACAATCAACATGAAAGAAACAACAGGAGATAGAAAAATCCGTGTTATTTCTGACTTCAAAGTTGGTTTCAACTACTTGAACGATGACGAGTGGGTTACTTACAGTATTCCTGCAAACGCATAACATTAACGAGGGGTGTTAATTCACCCCTTTTTATTCACTTTTAAAAAATAGAAATTATGCCTTGTGAAATATTAGAAAGCATTGAGTTAGGTTGTGAAAGAAACAGCGGAGGTATTCATCAAATTTTGGTGGGCGATATGACCGATATTTCAACGCAAACAGCTAACAATGCTACATGGATAATTACAGCGATGACAGTGGCAACAGAGCCTATTGAAATCGAAGTAAAACGTAAAGTATCAAACTACGTTGAAGACCTTCAAAACGACTTTGTTAACGGTTCGGTAGTTAATACTTATACCATTACAACGATGTTACACCGTAGAGATGCTGACAAATCAAGAAAACTTAATTTATTAGGAGCTGGTCAAAGATATCTTTACATGATTGTTTTAGATGCAAACGGGCAATATTGGTATTTCCCTAACGTACAACTACAATCAGTTGGTGAGGGATCAGGTCAGGAACGTGCTGACGGTTCAAAATATTCGGTTGTATTCATTGGAGAAGACGACCATGAAGCATACCAAATTGATGCTGCGGTTGTCGCTTCATTACTGTAAATTAGATTTATTTTTAGTATTAAGGGCTGTTCAATTTGGACAGCCTTTTTTTATGTCCTATTATTTGCATGATTTACATTGAGAAAAACATACTTACAAATATAGCTTTAACACTTACTGAAAGTTCACAACTTGCAAACCCCTATTATTTGTTTCATTTTGTAAACGAGATTAACGATTCAGAATTCTTTGAAACATTTACTGATATTAGCGGATATCCTGATCGCTTTAATTTGTTTGAGATGCAATTAGACTACGTTGCTGGTCAATATACCTATACAGTATATGAAAGTGCAACACCAAACCCTACAACGATAGCAGAAACAACGGGTAGAATTATAGAAACAGGAATTATGATAGTACATTCTGCAGAAAATGTAGATACAAATATTTATTTATGAAAATTTTAGGCATTAATTTTAGTAGGGGCGCGGTTGTAAGGACGGAGCAACAAGCATACAGCACACCGTTTGGCGTTATTGGTGATGGTAATTTATCTTTACCGTTTATTCAGTCCCAGGTACACAAAGCGGGTGTTATCTATTTCGGTTCGGATAACTTATTTCCTAGCGTATTAAATCAAATGTATTACACGTCACCTATTCACGGCGCCGTTATTGACTTTACTGTTATGGCAGTTGTTGGCGGTGGATTTACAGTTGACGGATTAAAAGAGGGCAAAGATAAGGTCGCATTTGGCGTTTGGTCGCGAATGAATAAAGTTGACCGTAACTTAGAAACTATTGCAAGAGATTATAAGATACATTCACGCGTTCACTTTATATTAAATTATTCAGATAGTGGGAAATTCCTGAAAATGGAACGTATCGAACCGGCAAGTATTAGATATCGTTTTGATGGTAACTACGAATTTAGTAGTGATTGGTCAACAGGTAAAGAGCGTAGATTTATCGAAGCCTTTCACCATGCTAAAATTGGAAAATTTACAGAAATGCTTTATACTTTTGGCGAAGTTGGCGCGGGTCAAGATATTTATCCGATACCTACTTATTCAAGTGCTTTAAATTGGTGCTATTTAGATGGTGAACAAAGTTATTTTCATAAATCAAACTTACAAAATTCTATTTTCCCAAGTCTTATAATTAGACGCCCTAAGCGATTCGGTTCTAAAAAAGAGGTTGAGGATTTTAAAGACGGTTTAATGAATAACAAAGGCGCCAAAAACGCTGGTAAGGTATTCGTATTGACGGGTGACGGTATGGAAAATACGCCCGAAGTTGTAGTTCCGGGCGCGCAGTCAAACGATAGACTTTTCGAGGGTACAAGCAAAGAGTTAAAAGATAATATTTGCTTTGCACACAAAATTAACCCCGCTATTATGGGCGTAAAAGTTGCGGGTTCTTTGGGGAACGCTCAGGAACTTGAGATGAGTTACGCTATTTTTGAAAAAAACGTGGTATTTCCAATGCGTAAACAACTTGAAAATATGTTTAACGAGCTTTTACAAATTGCAGGCGTTGAAGGAGTTTTCAATATTACTGGTTTCAAAATTATTGGTGAAGAAATTGTCGGGGGTGAGGAAAGTAAAATCAATAAAACTGGTGAATTACTTAACGCAATGTCGCCTTTACTTGCAAACAAAGTACTTGACAATCTTACAATCAATGAAATTAGACGTATTGCGGGACTTGCAGACGTGCCAGACGGCGACCAATTAGCAACCCCTAGCGCACCCGTAAACAATAACACAGAAACTATTGCACCATGATATACTTTGTAACAGAAAACTATTTAAAACAAAAGACACCGATAACGCAAAATGTTAGCGCAACTGACATAATGCCGTTTATTGAGCCGTCGGCAAGTTCATGGATGCAATCAATTTTGGGTACTTACTTTTTCAATGATTTATTGGTAAAATACAACGCTCAAACCTTAAATGGAGATGAAACTATTTTAGTAGAGAAAATTAAGCCCGCTGTTGCTTGGCGTGCAACTGTAGATTGTGTTCTAGGTTTGACTTATCAACTAAAAAATAAGGGACTGCAAAAACAAAACGGCGACAATTCAGAAAGTGTGGACCAAACAGAAACAACTTTTGTAATGCGACACTACGAGCAAAAAGCTGAATTCTTTGAAATGATGACGCGAAAATATTTGAAGCTGAATAAGGACTTATTTCCTGAGTTTACAAGCAACTTAAACCGTGACTCAGAATTAGCCCCACAGCACGACGATAATTTCAACACCGATACAATGTTCATATGATTAGTTATCTACAAGCGGTAAACGTTATAAAGACCTTTGCGGACCAACACTTGCAAGTTAATAAGTTTGACTTTGAGTTTAAAGAGCAAATGCAAAATTTGGCTACATTAAACGAGGCGTATCCATTTGTTTATGTAGTGCCTGTTGCAAGTGATACAATAGTAAATGTTAACGAGTTTGATGTGGAAATCTATTGCGTAGATAGACTGCAAAAAGACCGTACAAATGTGAACTACGTTATTAGTGACTGTAATCAAATATTGAATGATTTGGTATTGTGGCTTGAGGAGGGACAAAATGATATCGAAATAGTAGGAACGGCAACGCAAACACCGATAAATAACGATTTACTAGATTACGTCGGAGGGTGGGTTTTACGTGTACGTTTGCAAGTTGAAAAAATCGGACTTTGTGAGATTCCTTTAAATGGTGAAACACCGCCCCCACCCCCTGGTTGTGAAGATGCGGTGGTAAAAAATTCAGATGGAAGTTACACAGAATTAGTTGCAAGTGGTGGGACTTTGGTTTTACCTGATACAACATATAATTTTATTATTAACGGAGTTACAACTAGCGAAACAGTTGCAAGTTTAGATTCAAACACATTTAATATAGTATGGCAATAATAGACATT